TCTTTTGAAATGACATTTGAAATGGAACCATATGGAGCTTATGTAGATGCAGGTGTAGATGGAAAGAAAACAAAGTATGGTAAAAGAAAAGCAGGTTTACCTACATATAGGTATACTAATAAAATGCCACCTCCTAAATCATTAGATAAGTGGGTTGTAAAGAAAGGATTAGCACCTAGAAATAAAGGTAGATTTGCAGGTAGGTCAATTAGTAGTGTAGGATTTAAACAGTCTATAACATTTCTAATTGCTAGATCTATATTTATGAAAGGTCTAGAGCCTACTTACTTCTTTACAGATGCATTTGAAGCAGCATATAAGAAACTACCAAAAGAATTTATAGACAAGTATGAATTAGACATTGACAACTTTTTAAAATTTACAACAAAATAATGGCAACATATTTAGCAAGACTTAGATCTCCCTTCTTTATAAATGAGACTGCAACAGTTACAGTAGGATCAGCAGACCTCACTATTAGAATAAACAACTCAGATGTATATGTAATATCAAAAGACACTACAAGTAACTCAATATCTTTAGAAGTATCAGAACTTATAAGAGACTACTTAAATCCTACATGGGATGGTGTGTTTCCTTATTCATCTTCTACACTATCTAGTCTTACTGTAACAGCTACTATTTCTGTTGATTTTTTCACAAACAACAAAGTAACAAGAGCAGCTAATTCATTAGCAGGTAATCCTGATACACCAGTTCAATCTATAACACCACATACATTATATGGGTTTGATGCTTATTCAGAATATTTAGAAGGAGTAAACTATCAATTATCAACAGGTCAAATGCTACAAAATGCAACTACAATGTATTTGCCTTTAACAGGTGATGCATATATACCAATTGAATCATCTAATGCTGTTTCTTATTTTACAGTTGCAGATACTGTAACAGATGGAAGTATTGTAAATCCTGTTGCAGGAATAGATGTAACAATTAGAAGATTATGTGAGCCTATATATAATATTGTTAAAATTATATTTATGAATAAGTTTGGAGCTTTCCAAGAGTTCCATTTTAACAAAAAAAGCACAATAAGTTTTGCAGCAACTCAAGAAAATTATGAATCTATGTTATTGTCAGCTAATACATATTCAACAACAGATCATCAGAAGTATGTCTATAATAAACAGGCAAAAGAATCAATACAATTGAATACAGGATATATTGATGAAGGTCAATTTGAAACTATAAAGCAATTAATGTTATCTGAACAAGTGTGGGCAAAAATAGATACACAAGTATATCCAGTAAATGTAAACACAAGTTCTTTAACAAAGAAAACCAAAACAAATGATAAGCTAGTAAACTACACTTTAGAAATGGAGTTTGCATATGATGTAATTAATAGTGTAAGATAATGAGTAAATTTCAACTTTACATTGGCAATCAAAGAGTAGAGCTATATGATGATGAGCCAGTAAATTTAACAGAAACTATACAAAACATTAGGGATATATCTAAAGTCTTTACAGACTTCTCTAAACAATTCTCAATACCTGCAAGTTCAGAAAACAATAAAATATTCAAACACTATTATAGATTCAACTTAGCACATGGTTATACATTTGATGCTAGGAAAAAAGTAAGTGCTAGAATAGAATTAAACACAATACCATATAAAGAAGGAAAGTTAGCACTTGAAGGAGTAGATCTAGAAAATGGTAGACCTAAATCATATAGAGTTACTTTCTTTGGAAGTACAGTAAACTTAAAAGATGTGTTAGGAGAAGATGAAATAAACTCACTTACATGGCTGTCTAATTTTAACACTATTTATAGTGAAGCAGAAATAGAAAACACATTAATTAGTTCAACAGGTAGAACATTTACTGTAGATTCAATACAATATCAATCAGCTTTAATTGTCCCTTTAATATCTAATACAGTTAGACTGTTTTATGATTCTACTATTGAAGTGCCTTATCAAAATGCAGATGGTTCAGATAATGTAGAGTTAGGTGGTAATTTATATCCAACAAATAAAGGATCTGAAACTACAGATGATGTTCATGGTGTGTATTTTGAAGATCTTACATATGCAGTTAAAGTTCATTTAATTGTAAAAGCAATAGAAGAACAATATGATGAGATAACTTTTAGTGATGATTTCTTTGATTTAACTAATGGTCCTGAGGCATATAAAAACTTATACATGTTATGTTTAAGAAAAGAAGGTAGACCATTTGAAGACATGGGAGTAGGAGAAAAACTAATTACAGGATTTCCTACAACAGTAAACAATTATATAGCTGTAAGTTATGAAGCAGTTAGAATTTACAATTTAAATCCTAATCAAGTAGTTGTAGGTACTTGGACATTAAACACACAACAGCCATATCCAACATTTACAGCAGTTATTAGAGAGGGAAGTGCAGAAGTGCAAAGAAAAGAGTTTACAGCAGGATCTAATTCTACAGCAGTAATTACACAAATAATAACTAACTCAACAGAGGGTTATACTTTAACAATAGAAACAGCAACATCATTTACAATAAGTAGTGCATCATTTGAGGGTAGTACACCAACAGGTAATCAATTAACATCACAAATAACAACAGCAATTAATGTTACAAATGAAAAAGAGTTTGTAGTACAGAACCATTTACCTAATTTAAAAGTAATAGACTTTTTAACAGGATTGTTTAAAATGTTTAATCTTACAGCATTTGAGCAAGATGGAATAATTCATGTAAAAACATTAGAGGAGTTTTACAATTCAGGTACATTAAGAGATATAACAGAGTTTGTAGATCCACAATCAATACAAATTGACAAAGCACTTCCTTATAAAGAGATAGAGTTTAAATATAAAGATACAGATACAAAAATAGCTAAACAACATAATCAACTTAGTAGTTCTGCATGGGGTGCAGTTAAATATGAAGAAACTGGTGGCTTAAATAGTAGTGAATCTAAATTTAATGTAGAAGCTCCATTTGCACACTTAAAATATGAGAGATTTGTAAATACAGACATACAATGGGGATGGATGGCAAATGAAAATGGGGAATCTTACTTTAAGGATGCAGTTTTATTTTTAGGTGAATATGTTTCATTACCAACAACAGATTATTTAAGATTCTTACAAGGTAAATCAGGTGTGTCTAGTATATCAGATGTTCAAGATTATTGGATGCCATCTAATACAGTAAAAAGAGATGCTACTCTAAACAAAGAGAGTATACACTTTAATTTAGAATTAAGTGAATGGACTAATTCAAGTGCATTTACAGAAACACTATTTGAAAATTACTATAGGTTTTATATATCAGGTTTGTTTAATTCAGCTAAAAGACTTACTAAAATAACAGCTAGATTACCAAAAAAGTTTGTAATTAACTACACATTAGCAGATACAGTCATAATAAATGGTGATAGATATAAAATAAATAGCATTAATACAGATTTATTAACAGGTAATAGTCAGCTAGAGCTATTAAATGAAACAGTAAATGATGCAGCAGTAACTCAAACTGATACAGGAGGTACAGGAGGGCAGACTGGTGCACCATTAACAAATGTTCTTACATTATATCAATGTGATTCACCAAACAACACTTTTGAATCAACACAAACTTTAGCTACTTTAAATTTAGCAATAAATACAAGAGTAGAAGATAGTTCAGGAAACACATATAGAGTTACTGGTAATGCAACAGCAGGAGCATATACAGCAATATCAGTTTCATCTACTGGTTTAACTGTATGTCCTTCAACATCTAATACTACAAATACAATTTATTATAGACTAACTAGATGTTCTGATAATGAGCAAAATCTTAGAACATCAACAGAAGTAGGGAATCCAACTTATGCT